TGCCAGTAGCGACTGCTGCCAGACCGCCGCGCCCTTGCGCCGTGCCGTAGCGACCGCGGCAATGCCGCCGGCGATCAGCGGGGCGCGGCGTCGGCCGGCGCGCTCGCCCCGTCGCACCGGCAGGCACCAGACGAAGCCGCGGCCGGAGCGGAACGGTCGCAGAAAGCCCTGGCCGGAGGCGGCCATTTGCGCCGGCGTCACCCGCATGCCCTGCCCTCTCCTGCCCCGGCGTCCCCGCGCTGCGTTGAAGCCGGTCGGGATCGCCAGGAACTTCCGTCCGCCTTTCGGCCGGATCAGCGCCCCGCGGTCAAAGGCGTCGATGATCGCTGGCACCTTGGTGAACACGAGCCTCGCCGGCCGCAGCGACTGTCCCGCGCGCGGAAAGACCTGCGACCGCCAGGCATTGGCCACGCCCCGCGCGTTCCCCGCGAAGGCAGTCGTCACCTGCTTGCGCAGGTCCTGCTTCACCTGCTCGGTCTCGGTACGCACCGCGATCATGGCGGCGCGCCCGCCTGCGCGCACCTCGGCTGCCAGTACCTTGCGCAGGTCGCCGACGATCGCCGCGCCGAGCCTCACAGGGGCGGGTCCCCGGGTGGCAGGCCGGTGCGGTGGCGCAGGATGGCCACGGCTAGGTCATGCAGCGCCGCCTGGCCGAGATAGCCGAACACGAAGGCGAACAGGAACCGGCCGTATTCGTTGAAGTCGAGCAGGCCACCCAGCGCATAGCCGGCGCTGCCCACCAACGCAGCCGAGGGAACCTCCCAGACCAGGCACCAGCCGAGGCGCCGGCGCTCCGGATGGTTCCAGCGCACGAAGCCGCCGGCGAGGCCGGCCGCGCCGCCGAGCAGCAGGTCGAGCAGGATGCCCCAGCCGGTCGGACTGTTGTGCGGCATGGCTAGCTCCTATCGATGACAGAGGACACGCCAGGCCACGCCGGCGGCATCGCGCTCGGCGTGCCGGAAGGTCAGGACATCGGCCCCGAGGGTGAACACGTCGCCGGCAAGGACCTCCGGCAGCACGGCGATCGGCACCGTCAGGACGTCGGTGGCTTGGATCAGGCCCGTGCCGAAGGCGTCGCGAAGCTGGTCCGGCGAGGACCGCAGCACCCGCAGCGCGACGACGGGACCGCCGCCGCGCTGCCAGGTGGCCTCGGTGCCGAGGTTCGGGTCCGCCGCGAGCACTGCCATCGCGGCGGCGAAGGCGGTCACGCCCCGGCGGCCGGCACGCGCGAGCATCACGCGGACGGTGGTGTCGGCGGCAAGCGCCGCGGCGGTGACGATGCCGACCTGGAAGTTGCCCGTGGCGGTGGTGGTGAGCCGGCGGTTGGTGTTGCCTCAGAACACCCGCGCCCCGGCGGTCATCGATTGGGTCGGGTCCTTGGCGAGTTCGAACTCACCGCGCGTCTCGCATTCGACCGTGGCGTTCTGCTCGGCGTCCATCGCGGCGACGCCGAAGAAGGCACCGACCAGCATGCCCTGGCCGGACAGGATGCCGCCCGCATAGGGCACGGCCATCGGGATGGAGCGCGCCTCGGGGCGGAGCATGTTGCGCATGGCTGTGGGGTCTCCTCGGAAACACGAAGGGCGCCTGGTGGGGCGCCCTTCGTGACGTCATGACGGTGGTGTGGATTGGGATCAGGTGCCCAGGTTGAACCAGGCGCCGCGCCAGTCGATGGCGCCGACGCCGAAGTCGAAGATCACGCTGATCTCAACGCCGTCCACGCCGGTCACCGGCCCGGTGGTGACCTGCGGCCCCTCCGCCCCGTTCAGGTAGCCATAGACATAGATCGGCGAGGCCAACGGGTCGGCGAACAGATACCAGCGGTTCGCCCCGATCAGCGGCTCGATCAATGGCTGCATGAAGCCGGCATAGACATTGGCCGTGCTCGTCTGGTTGGCCTGCACCGAGACCGTCAGCTGCCGCGCCGGCAGCTCCTGGTTCGGCCCCACCAGCAGCCGCATCGCCGCGCCGATCGAGATCGGCAGGCCATCGAGGGTCCTCTGCTTCATGATTGAGGCACGGCCGATCGCGAGGTTGGTTAGGTCGAGCGTGGTGCCAGCGCTCGCCTTGTTGGCGCGCGCGGCCGCGGTGGCGAACACCGCGGCATTGCCGGTGACCAGCGTCGGGCCGTCGCCATTGGCGGTGTTGAGCAGGCCATAGGCGGTGGCGTTCTCAAACTCAGCGACGCGCCGGCCAACCATGGAGGCGAAGTCGGTGAAGGCGCCAAGGTCGTCATTGACCAGCATTTGCCGAGTCACCCGGATCCGGCGGGCGAAGGTCTGCAGATAGACGAACTCCTGGCTCTCGCTCATGGTCCCGGCCTGGATCTCGCCATTCTCCAGCAGCGGGCTGAGGTTCGGGAAGTCGCCGACACGCAGATGCCGGTGCGGCTTGAAGTCGCGGAAGTCGCGGCGGAGGAAGATGGTGCGATAGGTCGGCTGTGCTGGCTGGTAGGCGGCGAGCAGCATCTTGTTGGCCCCGGCCGAGAGCAGGGCCGGGAAGTCGCTGGTGGTGTGGAAGGCGCGCTCGGCGAGCTTGGCGGTGTCGCGCGGCACGACCCGTTCGCCGCGGGCGCGCATGAGTTCGGCCACCATCTCGGTTGGGCGCCAGCCCAGGAACTCGGCATGGCGGCCATTGGCACCGCCGGCCGGGGCGTAACCCGGCATGGCGCGGACGGCGAGCGCCTCGGCCATCGCCTCGCGCAGGGCGGCCGGGTCGTCATTGGACCCGCCGGACGCGGCCGGCGAGGCGGGCAGCGCCGGTGGGCGGGCGCCCTGCACCATCGCCTCCCACAGAGCGCCGCGTAGCGCCTCCGGGCTCCAGCCATCTGCCACGGCGCGGGTGTGGAGCGCATCGACGGTGGCGGTGGCGACAAGCGCCCGGGCGGCGCTGACCACGGGACCAAGGCCGGTGATGCGCTCGCGCTCGGCCCGAACCGCCTCTACGGCCGCGTCGTGCGGCGAAGGCACGGGCACAGCGGGCGGGCTCGGCGGAACCGGCTCCGTCGCAACGGGCGGTGCCGGTGTGGGCTCGGGAGCCGGCGCCGGGGTGGGCGCAGGCGGGGTGGTGTTGGTGTCGGACAAGGAGATCTCCTGGTCAGGGGGCTCGGTCAGGGCGGGCTCGATCGCGAGGCAAGGCCGCCCGCATCGGCCTCCCCGCGGACGGTGGCAGCCGGGTCGATCGGCAGCGGCACGACGGAGATCTCGAAGGCTCCCAATCCACCGCGCGGTGGACCGTCTCGCCAATGGCGGGATCCGGCCGCGCCTCGTAGCGGTGCACGCGATAGCCGACGCTGACCGCGCGCAGCGTGCCATCGGCGACCCGCTGCCAGACCGGCTCGACATCGGCCGCGCTGGTGAACTGCAGCGTGGCATGGCCGCGGCCGGCCTCAAGGCGTGCGGCCACGACCCGGCCGAGGACGTCGCGGGCACCGCCGCGGCGATGGGTATCGAGCACCGGAGCACGGCCGGAGCGGAGCGCGTCCATGCGCACCGCGTTCGGCGACATCTCCAGTTCCTCGGTGATGGGCCCGAGGCCGACGACGAAGTTCCGGGCGCGGGCACCGGTTGACCACACCACCTCGACACTCCGGGCCGCGCGATTGACCGTGACCGGCGCCACCAGGGCGCGCTGCGCCACGACCGGCATGGCAGGAGGGTGCAGAGCGGGGTCGCCCCCGCCCGGCTCGGCAATCTCGCTCATTGGGGTGAATCTCCACGGCCCAGTTCTGCTCACCGGCAGGTGCGCCAGAGCCTCATGTCGGAGTGCAAATGGAGGGCGTGAGCGGCGTTGTAGTCGGGGCCAAGCACCACGCGGGACCAGCGGCAGGCGCCATCGCGGACAGCGCGCAGGAGGGCACTCTCAGGACTGTCGGCGCCCTAGCCGAACGCGATCTGCACCTCGCGGCCGTCACACAGTGCGCAGGCCGCATGGCGATCGCAGCGTCGTCGGGACTGCCCCGGTCACGACGCGAGAGGGGGAAATGAAAACGGGGTCGGTCGCGCGTTACCGTCTGGCTAAAGCCGGGCAATGTCCACGAAGATCACGCCCCTGCCTGCCAAGCTACTGCCAATACCAGTGGAGCTCCCGGCCTCGGCCGTCACCGCAAGCCGGCAGTTCTTCGGCCAGGCACCAACACCCCCCAGCGAATGCCTCGCCATCCGCAGGCGCAGCACAGCGCGGTCGAGCAGTTTCTGTTCTTCCGAGGGCAACGCGGCACGCGCTCTTGCCAAGCTCTGGATCAGCTTGTCCAGATTCTGCGGCAAGTTGGATGTGATGGCGCTTGCCGAACCGACATTGCCGCTACGCGCAAGGGACTTGTTGTCGTAGATCAGCAGATCGTCGGTCTTCGGATTGAAGGCCGCGCCGTCGAGCCCAGGGGCTGTGATGCCGTGCCCGCCCGAGCCACTCGGCCCGTCAAGGATCACGTATCCCTTCTGACCAAGCAGGAATCCAGCGGTCTGCTCACCGAGGTAGCCCTTCGCATGTGGGGCATGCATCGGGGCGGTTACGCCGGCTGGCGTCGTGGCGAACGTGCCTGGCTTGGGCGGCTGCGACATGGCGGGCTCTTCAACGACATAGGGTCTTCGGATGCGGCCGTACTCGCGGCATGAGCGTAGTGGAGGTTACGTCACAACCGGCCGAGAAGGGCGGGCATCTCGCTCGACACCGATCCCGCGCCGCGTCGCGAAGTCGGGCGCTGCCCAGGACGCCGCGCAGATAGCTGCCGTCGAGATCGCCGCCACCGGCGCCGCGGTGCAGATGTAGAAGACGAAGCCCACCTTCGGGCCGCTAGGCGAGAAAGCGTCGGAACCAACGAAATGTGCCGTGCAACTCGCGAGGCTTACTGCGGCATCCGCGTGAAATCCTGATCCGACACAAGCCTCCAAGGCGCGAAACAGCGCCGGCCCGGCAAGCGTCCCGCGGGCGCGGGTAAGGCGCCGGGCCGTGCTCAGAGGAGGAAGACGTGACCCCGACCGACCCGCTCTTCGCCCAGCAATGGCACTTCTCCAAGATGGGCAACATCGAGCGCATCTGGGACGAGTACAATGGAACCGCCGTGCATGTCGGCGTCTATGACCATGGCATCCAGTACTCGCACCACGACCTGAACAACAACTACGACCCGAGCCGGCACGTGACCTACGCCGGCTATACCTGGGATGGCGCGCCGCTGGACCTTCCCGACCCGGAAGGCCACGGCACCTCGGTCGCCGGCCTGATCGCGGCGGAGAAGAACGGCACGGGCACGATCGGCGTCGCCTGGGGCGCCTCGATCACGGGCGTGAACATCTTCAATATCCTGACCCCGATTAACGCCAACGACCTGTATCCCGTGGGCTTCTGGAACGTCGTCGCGCAGTCAGACACCTTTGACGTCGTCAACAACAGCTGGGGCTTCTACTTCGCGGACTTCCGTCCCGCCGTCGACGCCAACAACCCCGAGAGCCTCGCCAGCCGCACGATCGATGGTTGGGAGGAGGCTGCCAACATCGGGCGTGGCGGGCTCGGCACTGTCGTCATCCAGTCGGCCGGCAACGACTGGTGCAACGCCAACGGCGACGGGATGAGAGCATCGCGCTACACGATCACGGTCGCCGCGACGCGCGAGGATGGCTACGCCGACACCCTCTCGAACCACGGCTCCTGCATCCTGGTCAGCGCGCCGGGCGGGGAGGACATGATCTTCGACGACTCGCCCAGCCTCGTCACCACCGACCTGCTGGGCGACAAGGGCTACAACCTGGATGCGGACTGGGACGCAGCCGTCGACCACACCGACCGCTTCGCCGACACCTCCGCCGCCGCGCCGCTCGTCACCGGCGTCGTCACCCTGATGCTCGACGCGGCGCCGGGCCTTGGCTGGCGCGACGTGCAGAACATCCTCGCCGCCTCCGCAACCCACACTGGCTCTGCCTTCGGCGCGACGACGCTCCACCCGAACGAGGACCATGGTTTGTTCTTCAACGGCGCCGGCAACTGGAACGGCGGGGGCATGCACTTCGGCGAGAACTACGGCTACGGCGTGGTGAACGCATACAACGCCGTGCGCATGGCGGAGGTGTGGCACCTGTTCACGCCCGCCGCCCAGACCTCCGCCAACGAGGTCATCCGCTCGACGGGGCAGATCAACGCCGGCGTCGCGATCCCGGACATGGGCAGCGCAAGCTTTAGCTTCAGCGTCACCGAAGCCATGGAGCTGGACTACGCCTCCTTCACCATGTCGATGTCGCACGCTGCTTTCAGCGACCTCCGGATCTACCTCGTCTCGCCGAAGGGCACCGAGGTGATGATCGCCGATGGCTCGAACGCCTGGGGCACCGGTGGCGACGGGTTCACCTGGAGCTTCGGGCTCGAGGCCTTCCGTAGCGAGAATGCCGCCGGTACCTGGACCGTCCGCATGGAGGACGTGCTGCCTGACTTTGGCGGCGTGCTGAACTGGGTGGACCTCGACCTGCACGGCCGGGCGGCGCAGACGAACGACGTTTTTCACTACACAGACGAGTTCGGCGCGACGGCCAGGCTCTCGGGCCAGAGCGGCCGCGTCACACTCTCGGACACCGATGGCGGGGCCGACTGGATCGACGCCGCCGCGGTCTCCGGCGTCGCAAAGATCAACCTGAACGCCGGCACGACCTCCACGCTGGCTGGCGGCTCCTTCCGCATCGCCACTGGCACGGCAATCGAGCACGCCGTGACTGGCGACGGCAACGACGTGCTCACGGGCAACGGCGTCGCCAACAGGCTGCTCGGCATGCGCGGCAACGACACGATGAATGGCGATGCGGGCGCGGATACGCTGGAGGGCGGGGCGGGTGCCGATTCGCTGCAGGGCGGCGACGGCAACGACGTGCTGCTTGGCGGTGAAGGAAACGATGTCCTCATCGGTGGTGCGGGTGCGGACCAGCTAACATTAGGGGCGGGTGCGGACCGCTGCGTGATCACGGCGCTGGCGCACAGCACCCCTGCTGCGGCCGACCTCATCCTCGACTTCACCCAGGGAATGGACCGCATTGACGTCAAGTCGATTGATACCTCGGCCGCCGCTGGCGACCAGGGCTTCGCGTGGCGCGGAGCCCTCGCCTTTACCGGTGGCGGAACTGCGGAGGCGCGCTATCGCCAGGTCGGCACCGAAACCATCCTGGACTTCGACTTCGGCAATGGCGGCGCGGCCGAGATGAGCATTCGGCTCGCCGGGCTGCACAGTCTGCAGGCGGCTGACCTGGTCTTGTGATGGTGTGACCGCCGAGCCCGCATGCGGTCCGGCCAGTCGCCTCAGTCATCACCCAATCCTGGTCTGCCTGTCGTTGCGATGGGAAGAGGAGTCACGATCAGACCCGTGGCCGGCTTGAGTACTGGCACCACCTCCTAGCGACCCTTCGCTAGAGTCCGTTGTAACCGGCAGACGGCTGCCAGCGCGGGAGGTGTCGTCGCCGCACCGGTGGCGGCGATCTCCACCGCCGCCATCTGCGCGGCGTCCTGAGCCGCGCCGGACTTGGCGACGCGGCGCGGGTCGGTGTCGAGCGAGATCCCGGCCTCGTCGAGCAGCGCATTGGCCTCGCGGATCATCTCCACCGCGGTGCGAAAATCGTAGCCGAAGGCGCCGGCCGCCTCCGGCTGCGGCACGAAGCCGGCCCGCACCTGGGCGATCAGGGCGGCCGTGTCCTTCAGCGGGTCGATCATCTCGTGCGCCGGCGGCACGTGGCTGACGCCGTCCGGCATGTCGGCGCCCCACAGCCCGAGCAGCGCGCCTTGCGCATGAAACCGCTCGGCAATGGGTCGCACCAGCATCGGGATCAGCATCCCGTACTGGATCTGCTCACAGAGGCGGCGGAACTCGATCTTGCCGGCGCGGAGTGAGGAGTAGTTCGCCTGGGTCAGGTCGCCAGAGACCTGGTCGTAGGTCAGCCCAGCGCCAACCGCAGCGGCCTCGAGCGCACGTCGGGCGAAGGCGGTGTGGCTCCCGCCCCCGCTCGGGTTCAACACCTCCACGCTGCCCATGCCGCGGCGGTAGAGGATCATGCCCGGCTCGAAGCTCTCGACCGTCCGGCCCTGCGCATCGCGGAGCAGGCTCGATGCCGTACCGGTCAGCGCCTCGTCGCCCTCCTCGGTGACGCCTGCCGCGAGGCACGCCTCGATCTTCGCCTTCATGAGCAGCGCGGCCTCGTAGTCGCCGAGGTCGCGCAGGCGCAGCAGCACTGGGGCCGGCCAGGAGACGTCGCGCAGCTGCCCGGGCCGGCGCTTGCGGTAGATGTGCAGCACATCGGCGGCGGGCACCGCCTCGCTCGCGAGCCGCCCACCCGAGGGCAGCAGCCAGGAGGCGCCTGGATGCACGCGATGGAGCCAGTAGGCGATCGGCGCGCCGGCGCCGCCGAAGCTGATGCCCTGGATGGTCGGTGCGCCGTCCACGATGCCGTTGCGGGCGCTGTCGAGGTGATCGCTCTCCAGCACCTGCAGGCGCAGCCCGATGCGGTTTGCCGGCGACGGCTCCGCCAGCAGGAAGCGGACAAAGCATTCGCCGCTTTCGACGACGGCGCGCATGACCAGCACCTGCAGAACGTAGAGGTCGAGCCGCCCCTCGGCGTCGCAGCCGGTGCCCTCGGCCCAGCGCTGCCAGGCGCGACTGTGCGCCGCGCTAGGCCACCGGGTAGTGATGCCCGCGCCGACCGCATTGCCGGTCCAAAGGTCGACGATGCGGCTCGCGTAAGGGTCGTTGCGGACTGCGTCGCGGGCGCGCCGCGCCACCGTCGCCGCGGCCATGCCGACCTCGGCTGTCGCGCTGCCGCCGGACGGCGCCCAGGCGGAGGCACGCCCGTCCTGCGCGGCGGCGTAGCCCCGGACCGCCGTGATGA